CGTTTCTGGATGAGCTTCACGGTTGCGTCGGGTACCGTGAAGTATCCGTTTATGGTGCCGGACTTTTCAGCCTTGTCGCCCTCGATGTAGCTTTTCACATCATCCGTCTGTACCGTGTTCTCGAACTTTTCCTTGCTGGAAGAGTTTGGGACATTGGTGACAAACGCCAGCTTTTCGAGCGTGAAGGGCATGACCTTGTCACCCGCTGCCAGCGTAAGCGCGGCGTTAAGCTTGAACACGTCTCCGATTTCTGCCGTTGCTGGCAGAACGGTGGAACCGCCCTTGGCCACGACCTTGTACCAGGTGCCTATGACCAGTGCCGTGGGAGTCGTTATCTCCGCTCCGCGCGTCCCAAGGTACAAGTAGTTTTTAGAACCTCCGACTCTCTTGGCCATGATGGCCTCCTTTTACTGTAGTAAGTCGTCTGCATCCACATTGAGACGTACGATGAGCACGCCGATCAGCCCGTTTCCCGGAGTTGGTCCTGCGTATTCCGCGGACTCGAAACGAGTCTCGAATGCAGCGCCGCCAAGAGTCGGGTCGGCTTCGACCAGGTTGGCTACCGCGTCTCCATAGACCTGCATGGCTGCCATGACAACCGCCTTGGAGCGGCCCGATATGGCAAACACAAGATCCAGAGAAAGGCGCGACAGTGCCGCTCCTCGCTCTACCCTGACCTGGTCGGGGCAGATGAGGCATGCGTTGTACTTTGTCAGGCGCATGGGGTCTTCAAACCCCTGCGAGAATTCTGCAACCGGCGCGATGGTCTTTCCGGTAGATAGTGCCTCGACGGCTATGCGCGTATTCAAGCTTGCGCGCAAGACCGCTTCAATCGAGTCAACAAGCCGGGCGGTTTTCATTCTGTCACCTCGACCGGTGTGCCGCCAAAAGCCTTGTCCAGGTATGCGCCGTACACTGCCCGGGAGATGGTGCGCACGTTGCCCTTGTATTCATTCCACGCCGGAACCATGAACGGCCTGGCGTGTACCGTAGCAGCCTTGACGCGTGCGGTAATCTCGCCGGCTTCGTTGCGGATGTAGACCCACTCTCCTTTTTTTGGTGTGATCATCATGCCGCGCGACATGCCGCCAAGGTAGTTGAGCCGGCCGTCTATGCCGCGTCCAGGCCGTACTACAAACGTGGGGCCTTTGGAGCGCTTGAGCTTGTAAAAGCCCATGCTCTCCCGCGTCTTGCCGGAACCTACAGCCAGCACTTGGCCTGAAAGCTTAGAGCGTTTGACATACTCCGAGAATTCAGCGGCAAGGATGCTCAGTATCCGGTTGCCCATCTTGAGGTTTACGTCAGAAGCAAACTTGGCAAGGTCTCCATACTTGCGCCTTGACAGTGTGACACCGCTCACGCGCGAACCCTCCGGTATGAATCAAAGACGCGCAGGGCGGTGGTCGGCCAGTCCACTTCGTATGCGGAGCTGGTAGCCCCGTCTATAGAAACGTTTTTGAGGCCGATAGCCGATGGGCTGCCAAGGCGGCGAAGATTGACAGCCACGCACTCGAGGATGGCCTGCTCGAGGTCTTCTGGTACTGGATCATAGCCAAATACCCCCACTACCCGTACCGTACCGAATCCTTGCGGGAACGTCCTGGAGTAGAGCCTGACAATGCCAGAATCAGACAGTACATCGTATTCGTCGGTTCCAAGCTCTTGCCCCGCCGCGAATTCGCGGTAGCTGTCGAGCCAGAGCGAGGTTATGATTGCCGGAGACTCGGGTAGCACCAGGACTGACCCGCGCGGGCCGTCAAGCCGCACGTCAACATCACGGCCCTTCAGGGCCCTGTCGGCGCGCCGGTTGGCATATGAGCTTGCAGCGTTGATGAGAAACTCCACCTTGGCCTGGTCGTCAGCGCTCAAGCCGAGCACGGACTGGGCGCGGACCCAAGTAGTCAGAGCTTCGGTGGAGAGGCTCATGCTACGCTACCGCCCTGGAGGGGCGACCCTTGAGGATGAGCCCGGCCATTGGGGTTGCCACGCCGTGCGTGCCCGAGAAATCGGGGTTGACGCGGATGTAGCGCTTGCCGCCGACGTATCCGAACTTGTACGCAGCACCGGCCGCATGGGCCGTCTGCAGCGACAGGATGATGCCGCCCGTCATGCCGGTCTTGCCCTGCACATCGGCATCGACAAGCTGGCTCCAGGCGGAACCATTATCAGAATGTTCGGCTACGAAATCGATCTTGTTGACACCGGTGAACGTGATGCCTCCGATGCCTACCTGAAGCTCTATGGCGGCCGCCTCGTATCCGAGCAGGTCAACCGTGGCTCCCGTGGCATCTGCTGTAAGAGCGACCGGCCCGAAGGTCAGAGCCTGGTCTATGTTGCTGTGAAGGTCTCTCATGACGCTATCTCCTTGTCTGCATGATGGTGCTGGTTTTTATGCCGGCACCGGGCTACTGCTATGCAGTTCCGAACTTGAGAAGCTTGATCGCTTCGTAGTTGACGATACCGCCGCCAACCCTGCGGGTCGTGTAGAATTTCACGAAGCCCTTCTGGGTGTAGGGGTCGCGTAGCACGCTGATGCCGGCGCGGTCTACGATCTGGTAGCCGGCGCTGTAGTCGCCGAACGCGATCGAGAACTTGTCTGCGGCGATGTCCGGCATGTTGTCGTCCGAGTGTACCGGGTACCCGAGAAGCCGGGCAGGCTGACCGGCCACTATGGAAGGCTCCCACAGGTAGGAGTTGTTGGCTCCGGCGCCCGTGGTACTCTTGAGCTTACGGGCCGAGGCCATGGTCAGATCGTTCATGAGGAACGAACCGTTGCCGCGGTACTTGGGTTTGAGCGCGTGCACGAGGTCGATGAGCTTGTCGGCCGGGTCGGCAGCGGTCCATCCGCCAGAAACGCCGGTGATCAGGTAACCGAGCTTGCCCCAGGCGTAGCTTGCGTTGGCGACCTTGTCATAGCTCAGGATACCGCGGGGCATGTTCATGCCTTCACCGTTGATGAACGCGGCCGACTCCAGATCGGAGAAGGCAACGCCGGCTTCATCGCCGAGCCATGAGGCAACATCAGTGAAGCTGTCGTCGAGCAGGATCTGCGATGCAGAGGGCTCGGCGTACATCTCGCGGGCAAAGATCTCGATGACATCGAGCTCGGGATTGGCGGTGGCAGCGCGGGCGTCACGCTCGGCGACCCAACCGGCAGAAGCTCCGCCCTTGCTGACGGTCTTCTTGAGCGATCCGGACGAGATGGTCCGCACCCGGGCCAGCTGGCGCATGGCTACGGTCTTCATGGCAACGCGGGTGATCTCGCTTTCCACCTCGGGCATCACGAAGAAACCGCCAGCGGGATCCACGTCCGAGGTGGCAGCGGCCTTGAATTCGCGGCTGTCGCCAGCCTTCATCCACTTGGCGAACTCCTCGTTCTTCTGGGGTTTGCCACCGCCGGCGCTGGTGCCGAGGTTCATGCGGTTGACCTGAGCCTGCAGGGCATTCAGGTCGTCAACGGTCTTCTGGTTCTTGACCAGATCAGCGTCGATCTTTGCCAGCCTGGCATCGATCTCGCTGGTACCACCACCTTTGGCGAGGGCCGCAATGCGGTCGTCGTTGGTCTTGCGGTAATCAGCCCAAGACTTCTGCAGGTCCTCTATTGCTTTCTTGAGTTCATCCATCACAGGTCTCCTTATCTCAGCGTTTCGGAAGCCATTCTGGCCGCCGCTATCGTTGCCTCGAGCCCAGCGTCAGGTTCTGCGGTATCTCTCCGCAGCGCCTTGTACCCTGCCGATGCGAGCGCTTCCGCATCAGTCCGAGAAAATCCCGCATCTCGCAGGAACCGCTCGTAGTCCCGTATCGTCCGCACATCTTGAGCACCTTTTTTTGGAGCCAGCGCCTTTGGCGTGTGCTGGAATCCAATCTTCGTAACGTCGAAGGTCGATAACGCAGCCGCTTTCGTGGTGCGCTGTACCCTTGAAGCAAAACCTTTTTCCATCGCTTCGTCAGCGGTCAGCCAGGTTTCGTCATCCATCATCTGCCCGATCTCTTCTGCGTCGATTCCGGAGCGCGATGAGTAGATGTTGATCAATTCGCCGCGCATCTTGTCGAGCACATCGGCGGTCTTCCTGAGCTCGTCAGCTTCGCCCCAGGTGATCGTCCAGGGGTTGTGGATCATGAGGTACGTGCCCTCGTCCATTATCAGTTCTTTGCCGGCAAGCGCGATGATGGATGCGATCGAAGCGGCCAAACCAATGACCTCGATGGTAACCTTGGCACGGGCTGAGGCGAGGATGTTGTAGAGTGCCATGCCCTCGGTTACGGAACCGCCCGGGGAGTTGATGTAGACGGTGATGTCTTTTTTATCACGCACAAGGTCGAAGGCGTCTTTGAACTGCTGCACGCTGATGCCCCAGCCGCCAATCTCATCAAAGATGGAAATCTCGGCTGAGTCAGCTGACTTGGCTTCTATGGCGAACCATTTACTTTTCATCGGCGTCCCCTTTGTCTGCGGATGCATCGGTCATGTTTGACGGGGTAAGGTAGACATCCCCGCCTTCGATCGGGTTCATGTTTTCACGATCCCGGATATCATTGGCAGAAAGCCAGCCCCACTGGCGGCCTGTTGCGTACGCTTTGTATCGCGCGGCCACGTCGCCGCGGAGCATGCCTTCCGGGTTGAATTCCGGGTTGTACAGCTGGGGAACCGTGAACAGCTGCTGGTGCAGGGCCTGTTCAATCCTGACGAGCCACGGCCGGATTGTGTGGATCATGAAGCTGAGCATGAACTGTTCAGCGCTGGCGTACGTTGCGGTCTGCTGGTCTGCCTGCAGCAACATGAGCGGCACCCTGAAAAGCCCCGCTATCTCTGAGCGCTGTAGCCTCCTCGTCTCGATGAACTGTGACTCCTCGGCATTCATCGAGAGCTTGGCAATGTCCGCTCCGTCTTCAAGGATGGCGGTTTTGCGCATGTTGGCGCTCCCGCCATAGGTATCGTTCCAGCCTTCCTTCAGGCGCTTGATGGCGTCGTCAGTGAGGGCCTTGGGGTACTTGATGACGACGCCAGGAGTTGCGTCGTTCCGGAACAGGCGGCCAGAGTACTCCTGGGTGGCCATGGCCGCGCCGATGATATCCTTCTGATGCCCGATAACCGAGCGGCCTGTGATGCCGTCAGGCCCTGGCATAGCCCGGATATGCAGCATGTCTTTCTGCTGGATGACAGCCAGCCGGCCGTTATTGCGGGTAACTTCGTAGAGAAGTGAGTAGTCGGGCAACTGCTTTACCACGACGCGGTCAGGGTGCATCGGTATGATGTCGTCAACAATGTCATCACCATGCCTCAGTATTGCGCCGTAGTAGTTGCCCCTGAGAGCCAGATGCTCGATGATCTGCTCGCGCCACTCCATCGATGACTGCCACGGATTGGGCCGCGTAGCCAGGAGGCCATAGAGCGGGTGCGTATGCGCGCGGATCTTGCCGCCACCATCGAGCCGCTTGTAGACATGGAGCGGTAGCGAGCCTACCGTTTCACCGAGGATACGGACACAGGCAAACACCGTCGAGACCGCGAGCGAGGTTTCATGGTTGACAACCTTGCCGCTTGCGGCCTGAGCGCCTCCCATGAGCTCGGCCAGCTCGCGCGAATCCATACCGGCTACAACGCGCAACGCCAGGCGTTCAAAAAATCCAGGCTTCTTGCTCATATGGACAAAAGCCCCCTGCCTTCGTACGGTGATGGCTCGGCTTCTGCAAGCACCACGCCACGCCCCAGCGCCATGATTGAAGCGACGACGCCGTCAATCCTTTTCCCGGTTGTCTCGCGGCGCGGCTTCATTGGCATGACGTTGCCCTGCCGGTCGCTCTTAACCTCGGTACATGAGACCATCCAGCGCATAACCGGGTTCCCGCCGTGCGCCACTTCCCGGGTCAATACCTTTTTCTCAAACGTGTCCGAATACAGCGCCATGGGGTTGTACCTCTGTGCGCAAGGGACCATGGTGAATTCAGGCGATAGGTGATTGACGATTTCTTGCGCTTTCCAAGGGTCGTATACGATTTCATCGATCACGTAATTACCTGCCAGCATGCGGACTTCGTTCTCAATCCAGTCGAAGTCAATGACGTTTCCAGGCGTTGCGATGATAAGTCCATGCTCGGCCCACACCGTATACGGCACTCGGTCCTGGCGCTCGCGCTCCAGGATGTTTTCTTCCGGCATGAAAAAGCGGTATATGAACTTCCATGGTTCGCCAGGAGCAAGGGGCCTGAACGGCAGGGCGAGGGCTGCAAGGTCGGTGGTACTTGCGAGATCCATGCCTACCAGGCAATGGCGGCCGGCAAGTTCTTCTTCGGTATACTGGACATCGCAGGCTATCCATCGTTCGTCTGTAATCCATCGCGTGGCTGCCTGAGTCCAAATGTTCAGATTCTTTGTTTTGATTTCATTCTGCTTGGCCGGTGAAGCCATGGCCAGCTTCACGCGGTTTTCAAGAAAGTCCAGTTTGACGGATACGCCAAGATTGGGATTTGATTTCACCCACACTCGGGGGTCAGTCCAGTCGTCGCCTTCGTCGATGGTGTAGATGATGGAAAGCGTATTTTCAGGAATCGGATCCAGCACGCCTTCAAGGATCTGTTCAGCGAGCAGATGTTCCTGGTTGTAGCAGGGACCGGTCTTGTCCAGGCCCGCGGTTGTTATGATGACGCCAAGCGGCTGGCTTCGTGCGCCGGTTCCGGATTCCAGCACATCGAGCAGCGAGCTGTCGGGATGCGCATGGTATTCGTCGACCAGGTAGAAGCTTGGGTTGAGTCCGTCTTCGGTGTCGCTGTCGCGCCCAAGTGGCCGCATGCGCGCCGAGTCGTCGCCGGGTTGCGTGATGACCTGTTTGGACTCGTACACCTTGGCGCGCCGGGACAGCGACGGTTGCCGCTTGATCTGTGCTTTTGCCTCACGCCAGGCAATAGCTGCCTGTTCCTGCTTGGTCGCCGCGAAGTATATCTCGGGACCGATCTCCGCCGGGGAATCAGCAAAGAATGCATAGTTGCCCAGACCAGCCCCAAGTGTAGTCTTTCCGTTCTTGCGCGCTACCTCGAGGTATGCCCTGGTGAATCTCCTCAGGCCGTCAAGCTTGCGCCAGCCGTACATTTCAGCAACAAAGAACTGTTCCCATGGCTCGAGCGTGATGAGCGCTTTCTTGCCGCCGTACGTCGAGGCCCAGACACCCTTGGTATGCGAAAGGTTCTGGATGAAGGTGATCGCCCGCTCTGCCTGAGCCTCATCAAAGATGTACGGGAATTCATCAGTGCCAGCGCGGATAAGGTCTGACAGGTGGCGACGGACTGCAAGCTTCACCCACTTGCATGCAACAATCTCGCCCGAGTTTACGCCATGAATATAGACCTTGTAGGTGAACATGGATGCGTTACTCAAGCTGCACGCCATGAGTGCCAGAACAACCGCGGCCAGCCATCGCTTAACGCCCCGCACTGAGAAGCCTCTCCATCTCGTCAATTTCGCCTTCCTGCTTCTTCTTGGCACTGACGCGGGAGCGTGAGGCCGGGGACATGCCAAACTGCACAAGGAAGTCACGGGTTTCCTTCCGCGACTGCAGCGCGATCGAAACTTCGGGGCGCTGTTGCTTAAAACCGTTCGGTGTGATGACCGTCAAGCCGTTGCCGTCCGCCAGCGCATCCTCTGCAACATGCATCCGCTCGTATGCCAAGCAGTAACATTCCAGGGCAACAAGGTCGAGATTGGTAAGCAAACCCAACTTCACGAGATCCCGTGCAACCCTGTTCCATTCAGCCCTGGCGCGCTTGTGCAACTTGGCGGGCAGCGTCTTTGGTGGCTTGGGAGCGGCAACGAGCAGTGCAGGCTTGGGCTCTTCCATTGCCCGGCCCGGCCTGAAGGTTCCTTGCAATAATTTTATTGCTGTTGGTTTTGGCGGGCGTCCAGCCATCAGAACTCCCCCCCTGGCATTTTGGTTGTGTGAAAACATGACTCATCAAGGCGGTCTACCCGTGAGGGCCCTAGAGATTCATCTCCCCTACCCCTCTGCACCTTCGGTCGACCCCAGCCGCCATCCTCTCGAACAGTCTTCCGGGAGTGATCGGCATGTAACCGGGGGATCAGCTGGTACTTGGTGTGGTCTGGCTCGATGGCTGGGTTGTAAGCGGGCACATGATCAACGTCGTACTCGGGCCATCGATCTCTAGGGATACCATATAGAAGCAGGATGCGCTCTCTTGTAGCGCGCCACGTTCGGTCATATCCACGGCGAGTAGATGATTGACGTCGATCCTTTTGGCGAATAAATGGGACATAAAGGTGCGCGTGATCTGCGCAGAAGCCAGTCTTGTCTAGTGTGAGTTTAGGACAAGTAGGTATCTTGCAAGGACGGGCAGGCTTCGATGGCACCAGGCTCTCCAAAATAGCCCGGCGATAAAAAAACCGCCGAGCACAACGGTAACGCCCCGCAATCATATGCGGTTCGCGCCGTAGCCTGCTCAGCGGATTCCATACATCACTTCGGCGGGAGAGCCTCAGCGAATAGCAATCAACCTATTATAGGTTATAGCTGATGAATAAAGTATTGTCAATATTCATTCCTAGGACACGTTAGATTCCTTTTCACTTCGACTAATTCCAATATTTTGTTGCTGGTGAACATCAATCTGTATCGCATTAGTTTTCAAATGCAGTTGTGTTTGCCGTAAACTTTTAGCAAACACCTATTAATGGACAGGACATGCTAAATTAGTTTTTATTCGATATAAATCTATAATGAATCTATCTTTCCGAATCCACATTAAACCAAGGAAGAAGTTTGCCAACAAGCAAATCTTCCATATAAAATCTTGAAACAAAATCATCCTCTCTAATAATTGTATAGAATAATCTTTTATGGATTTCATCAAAAATGCTTCCACCATGGTAATTTTGATATAAATATTCAAAACCGGATCGTAATTGACAACTTGTAGTCTTTTTTAACAGACGACTTGTTGCATTAGGATATAGTTTCTTAGTGCCTAGAAGTAGATGTAATCCTAGTCTTTTTTGCATATTGGTACTTTTGCCAACATAGAGGCATACCTTTTCAGAATCTAAATTCCAGTTCCAAATGAGTTTTTGGTTAATTCTATCAGGACCATCAACTTCTAGTTCTCGTTTAAGATTCTCAATGATTTTATCATGATTATCAAACCAGAAAATATATATGCCAGGATTTGCAAAGGATCGCTTATATTTTTTCGTGTATACATCAACAAAACTGCTTATTGGTTCCATTTTTTGCGACAGTTGAATAAGCATATCTTCATTTATCATTTATTCCTCCAGTATTATCACGACCTTTGCGGATATAAAGTCCACGGCAGAGGGCAGTTCATGTTGGAATGAATACTAGGGGAATATTGTCCAAGATCAACGAAGAATAATAAAAGTGTTGATCGGTTGATACTTTATCCCTTGGATCCTAAAAAGCATGTCACAATACAGTGTGCATCACCATCACAGAACCGCAATTTCAGTCTAGCACCGTTGATCGTACATGCCAAGTATCAAAAGATCCTTACACCAATCTTATAGAGATGTTTGAGATATTTGATGAGGTACAACACCATCGCAACAGCCGCGACTCCGTGCTGCTCAAGACTTTGATACAGCGTCGGACTATTTACTTGACAAACTGTATCAGCGTCGTTTACGATTTAGCTACGATTTGATCCCCTTGAAGACTAAAATAAGCGCTGTCGTGGGAGAGTGCAATGGCTACAAACTGGCAAGAACTATCTTATAGAGTAAGTCTGGTGTTCACTCCATCATCACCTGTTGACGAGAAGCAACTATTCTCCGGAAGAACTGATCAACTAAACCAAATTATTGATGTCATAAACCAAAAAGGTCAGCATGCCATAATTTTTGGTGAACGAGGAGTCGGGAAAACATCCCTAGCAAACGTCTTAACAAAAATACTTGACGAGGTCATACCAGGAACCGAAAATCTTATACTCGCTAAACGTAAAAACTGTGATGCGACTGATGACTTTACCACAATCTGGAAAAAGCTTCTTTATGATGTCAAGGTTCCATTTTATGAACAAAAGATAGGGTTTAAAAACAATGAAGTTTTATCGGACTACTCAATCGCTAACGCAATCGATAATCCTTCCACACCTGAAAACATTTGTCGACTGCTTGAGATTCTTTCCGATCGAAGACCAATTTTCATTATTGATGAATTTGACCGAATAACAGACCAGAAAACAAAAACCACGATTGCAGATACAATTAAAATGCTGTCTGACCACACCATTCGAACAACCGTCATAATAGTCGGGGTAGCAGACAGCGTGGATCAATTGATTAGAGAGCACCAGTCAATCGAAAGAGCGCTCGTTCAAGTAAAAATGCCAAGAATGTCCAATAGCGAACTTGAAGGTATCGTTGAGACGGGATTGAAGGTCCTTGAAATGAGTATTGATAAGGATGCTCTCGCTTATATTTCGGTTCTGTCCCAGGGGCTTCCACATTACACGCACCTTCTAGCATTGCACTCGACAAGGAAGGCAATAGATAACCATTCAAAGAAAGTCTCGATTCAGAATGTACAAGAGGCCATTGTAAAAGCGCTGGACCAAGCCCAAGCTACGACCACGACGGCCTATCATAAAGCAGTCTCAAGCCCTCGCCGGGACAATATTTTCCGACAAGTCTTGTTAGCTTGTGCATTAGCTAAGCCTGACGGTCTAGGATACTTTGCGGCATCAGACGTGAGAGAACCATTAAACCTAATTATGAGCAAAGAGTATGATATTCCAGGATTTTCTAGACACTTAAACGACTTTTGCGACGAAGACCGCGGCCCGATTCTTCAGAAAATCGGTAGAGAACGTAAATTTCGATTTAGGTTTATAAATCCACTGATGCAACCATACATTACAATGCAGGGTTTCAAAGATAACTATATCAAGCAAGAACATCTCTCAGTCCTAAGAAATATGGCGAGTTTTCGTTCGTGAAAGAAATACACTTGTATTACAAGGATCATACTATTCTTTCATGCCTGGAGGATTTATCCAGCATTTACTTAATTCGCAATTCCGGCCCGAAGTGCTTGGCGTGGTTTGTGCCGAGTAAATCGACAGCACAAACCACGCTAACAGGAATTTCCCAGCTGAAGTAGCTACTAGGTTTTTGGTGCATATTCCCTTACTTTTTCATGTATGCATTTTGTACGATACCCTGTTTTTTGAATTACTAACCTTGCATCTTGAATTAAATGAATAGAAAGTTCTTCAGCACAGGCTTGATGTAAAATCATATCTGGGTTCCGCCAAAGGACAACGCCACCAGTACTTAAATCAGAGTCTCTAAATAGCTGCTTATTACAAAACGAGCAATTTGAAAACTCAATTGGATGATCTTTAAGATATTCCAACAATTCCTTCTCAGTGAAAGCAGCCATATAAATTCTCCTTATAACAACTTGGTCTTTCGGCATGTCACACATGCCTTATCTCCATATTTCCTATAATAGTTCAATGTCATTACAAATATATGCCCATTAGGGCATATATACTTTAATTTTGAATGAATAGGGTGGTAGTTTTTAGAAATGACGGTACATCCTCTAAAATTCTGTTTTTCCCATTATAGTGACATACAGCTTAATCAGCAAGAAGAAATAGTTAAGTTAAAGACTATTGATGGTATCACAATAGCTGTTCGGTGGTGAAACCACCATAAAGCAACCAGGTTGAGCATATATTATAAGCTTCAAGCGTATTTATTTACGGCATTAGTACCCGCTGGGCATTCCGCTTTAAAATGACACTCGTAAACTCATTCAACTTGCTGACGAGTTCGATGACCTTGTCTAGGTCTGGCTCGGAGAGGTTATTCCGGCCAGAGTCGGCGCCGATATTCACCTGTACTGGCTCACATCGCTTTATGAGCTCTACCATTGGTACAAGGTCAAAGTCTATGATTGGCTCGATGGTTACGTAACGTTCGTATCCCGCCAGGGTCGCCATGGCGTGCGCCCGGACCTCGGGCCGCGGAGAATCACGCATTACCTTTGGATACCAGCGATTCGTCTCTATCGTGGTGCATACCGTCACAGGGCGAAGGATGCCGCCCAGGTAGGCCGCGATCCGCCCCGGATTCTTACTTTGGAGCAGGTAGCGGTTGTTGTGCGCGTTCATCTTCTCCACGGTGTCCTGAATCCACTCCATCGGAACCGCGTCGGCGAACATATCACACGAAGAGCCTACAAAGATGAAATTGCCTTCGCCGAGGTTGGTCTTAATCTCACGCTTATCGAAGCGCATTGAGTGCAGATCACCCCAGCGCTTCATGTAGCAGTAGGAGCAGTTATGAGGGCAGCAGCCTTTAACGGTGTTCCAGGTATGCGTGACCCAAGAGTACATATTGCCCTTACTTTTGTTTAGCATCGCCAGCCTGCCTCGCTACTACACTCGTCCTCTTCGAGCTTTCTTAGCATTTCTCCTCGCTTAACAATAAAGCGTCTGTATCTTCTGTTGGCTGGAGGAGCCCAGTCGCCCCGATAATTCGAGGTTAAGAATACAACCTGGTCCTGTTTATTAAAGTACGCGACGATGTCACCTGGTTCAGGCTCCCCTCCCACGGTTATATCTCGCAGCGTTGTGACAGCACCACAGCAGGGGCAAGCCTGCTCGAAACCTATGTGCTGGATCCAGTGCTCATTGAACTCGCTCCGGCAGTTCGTGCAATGGAAGCGTCGGGGGTTTTCCATCCTCTACTCCTTTTCTTCTAGTTCAGCGCGAGCTCGTGCTAGCCAGCTATCAGGGGGCGCTGGGATATGGTTCGCGTCATCAATTGCCTCTGACAGCAGTGCGCGAGCGCGTTCAAGCTTGCCACGCAACCGGTCATCATGTTGGGTAAACAAGTCAGGAGTACGCTTCACGACTATCTACCCTTTCCGGTACGAGCAGCACTGAGGGCTTAGCCCCAGGGGAATATTGCTGTGCTTCATCGTTACTCGGCCGGGGCGGCGCCTTCCGCAGGCGCTGCACAGGGAGGAGCGCTCAAAGCCTTGGCAAAGCGTCTCGCTGGACAAAGGGTTGCCCTCAGGCTTATAGCGCCGGCCAATGCTGCTCATGATGCGGCCCCCATGATCGCGCCAAGGGGGCCGGCCGCGGCCCTTGCGAGTAACTCTCCTGCAGCAGCCCGCTCCTCGAGGCTAGGTGGAGGCTCCGCTTGGTAAGTCTGGCCGGCTCTCCTGCTCGCGGCTGCAGCTTGGGCATGAGCTGCCTTAACCCTGGCCGCAAGGGTGATCGCGTTAGCGCAGTATGCGCGGAAATCAAAGTCGGGGGCGCGCTTGTCGGCGGGCTTGTCTTTATCCGCCTTTGCGCAGGCAAACCAGAGCTCTCGCCAGTGGGAGAAGTACTCCTCGCGCATGCGCTGCGCCGTGTGGAAATCGCCCTGGGTAAGCCTGATAATGGCTCTGGCGTGCTCGTAGTCTCTCGGGGATGGAGGCGCATCAGCCCAAGTTTCTCGCTTTAGGCCTGCATACCAGTCTGAGACGATGGACTCGACAAGTCTTTCGTCTTGGACCTGCTCAACGCTATATGCCGGGGCGGGGGGCGTCGCGCCCGCGCGCTCTCCCTCTCCCTCTTCTTCTCCATCTTCTTCTAATTCTCCCTCTCCCTCTGATAGTTTCAAATCCGTTTCATTATCGTTACTGGCCGTTACATCAGCGTTACACAGCGTTACAGGGGCGTTACCTTGTAACGGTTTCTTTGAATCTCTGAAACGGCGGACACGATCAGCACTCTCGCTCTGCTGGTACTCAGCCCAATT